ATCTGAATTATGGGAATCATGGGCTTTTGAATCAGATCAGTGCGATGCTGACGGGTGCCTTGACTTCTATGGAATACAGAAAATAGTAGCCAGAACATTATTTGAGTCTGGTGAATGTATTGTTAGATTTATTCATAAAAAAGCAAGCGATAATCTTGTAGTTCCTTTGCAATTACAGGTTTTAGAGCCGGATTATCTTGATTCAACAAAGCATGAAAAGCTAAAAAACGGCGGATATATTCAACATGGCATTGAGTATGACGGGGAAGGCAAAAGGGCTGCCTATTGGTTATATAAACAGCATCCTGGAGAAAATACTCCTCTTTCAATTGGTTTAGAGTCGTTCCGTGTTATTTCTCAAGACATTATTCATGTATATGAAAAATTAAGGCCAGGGCAATCAAGAGGAGTCCCGATTATATCGCCTTCAATGATTACATCCAATGACCTTGATGAGTATGAGGAGGCCACTCTTGTGCGTAAAGCGGCAGAAGCGTGCATAACTGCAGTTGTTCAGTCTGATGACGACGGCGCTGAAATTGGCAGGGTTTCTGAAGAACCGGGTACCGGAAGAAGAATTGAGGAACTATCACCTGGAATGATTGAATATTTGAACGGTGGTGAGAGTATGGTTTTTAATAATCCTCCTGCTTCTACTGGTTACTCAGAGTATGTAAATACAAGATTACACGCTATAGCAGCGGGATCGGGTGTTACTTATGAACAAATGACAGGGGATTTGTCTCAGGTCAATTTTTCGTCAATTCGGTCTGGAACGCTTGATTTTAGGCGTGAAGTTGAGCAAATGCAATGGCTGGTTTTTATTCCTATGTTCTGCAGGCGTGTGATAAGAACTTGGAGCCGTTCCGCCACACTTGCCAAGAAAAAAACCAAATTACCGTCAAGAATAGAATGGACAACACCGCGTTTTGACTGGGTAGACCCGAAAAAAGACGTTGAAAGTGAAACCGAGGAGCTATCAACCTCAAGAATGTCTTTCTCAGAAGCAGCCAGGAAGCGCGGTTGCAACCCACAGAAATTAGTAGAAGAAATTAAAAAAGACAGAGAGATGTTTGAAAAAGCTGGCATGGAATACCCGTTTAACGGCTTGCCAGAAGAAAAGAAAGTAGAACAAGAAAAGTAGCACCATTTTTAATAGTTTTGTAATTCCAGATTATCAATAATACGCTTTAATCAATATTTTTTAAGCGTATGCCAGAGCAAATACTTACTAGAAGTTTTGATTTTAATGTCACGAAACGCGCTGACACGGATGACGCTTCGACAAATAAAAACCTAGTTCTTGAGTTTCCTTTTTCCTCTGAAGAGCCGTACACAAGATCAAATTTCTTTGATGAGCCGTGGGTTGAGGTATTAGGTCATAAAGATTCAGAAATAGACCTATCTCGTTTAGATGACGGCGCACCTGTATTACTTAATCACGGAATGGGTAGAACGGAGAACGCTCCGTTGCGCTCAATAGGTAAAACAACAAGAGCTTGGATAGAGAATGGTAGGGGTTTTGTTGAGATAAAACTATCTCGACGTGATGACATGAAGTCAGTTCTTCAGGATCTTGAAGACGAGCTTATACCTAATGTTAGTGTTGGTTACAGGATTTTAGAGCGCACTCTTACAAAGAAAAACGACGGATCACCGGATGAATATAGAGTAACCAGTTGGCTTCCAATGGAAGTGACTCTTTGCGATATACCAGCAGATGCAACAGTAGGAATTGGACGATCAATTAATAGTGAGGAAACATCAATGCCAGTAACCAAGACTGAAGAAAAATCTGAACAAGTAATTGATCAGAATATTGCCGAAGTTGATTCTGCCCGTTCAGTTAAGGCAGAAGACAAAACGATTGATACAAGCAAAATCCAAAGTGATGCTGTTAAAGCAGAGCGCAAGCGCACATCTGAGATTAAACAGATATGCCGTTCGGTATCTGTTGATGAAAGTGTGGTCGATGACTTGATAGAGCGTGGCGTTACAGTTGATGAAGCCAGAAAGGAAGTTTTAGAAAATCTGGCCAATCGCACATCAGAGCAAAATATTTCAAGCCGCTCCGATATCCATACTTTAGTGGATGAAACAGAAACACGCAGAGATATGATGGAGGCCGCTCTGTTACATAGAGCAAATCCAAGTACAGAGCTGCCAGATGGCGCGAGACAATTCGCTGGCCTGTCCTTGCTTGAATTATCCCGTGAAAATATGCGTGTTCGTGGTGTTAACACAAACGGTATGGATAAAATGCAAGTTGCGGGACGTGCTTTCGAGGCAACCTCAGATTTGCCAAATGTTCTTGCGAATGTTGCTAATAAATCACTGAGAAATGCTTATGAAGCAGCGCCTAGAACATTTCAAGCATGGGCTAGACAAGCATCGGCTTCAGACTTTAAGCCAGTAAACAAAATGGTTCTATCTGATGCGCCATCACTTGAAACTGTTAATGAAAATGGCGAATTCAAGCGCGGCGCAGTAACAGACGGGAAAGAAACCTATCAACTCGCTACAGTCGGAAAAATCATCGGCCTTACGCGTCAAGCTATCATTAATGACGATTTAAGCGCATTCACTAGATTGCCTGCAATGTTCGCTACATCAGCAGCAAACTATGAAAGTGATACTGTTTATGGAATTCTGACAACAAACGCAGCGCTTGCAGACGGAACTGCCTTATTTCACGCGAACCGCAAAAACCTAACTTCAACAGGTACACCTATTTCAATTGCGTCCTTAGGTAAAGGGCGAGAAATGGTTCGTAAGCAGAAAACCATAAAGAATGTTGTTATGAATCTAAGGCCAAGATTCCTGTTGGTGCCTGCATCGTTAGAAACAATTGCCGCGCAATTTGTTAGCCAGCAGTACGTAGCTGCACAGTCAGCAAACATCAACCCATTTGCTGGTGCTTTAGAGGTGGTATCAGAAGCCCGATTGGATGATGACAGCTTAACAGCATGGTATCTGCTTGCTGATAACTCAATGATTGATACAGTCGAATACTGCTATTTAGAAGGTAATAGCGGTGTTTATATTGAAACAAGGCAAGGTTTTGATGTTGATGGAATGGAAATTAAGGCACGTTTAGATTTTGCTGCTAAAGCAATTGATTATCGTGGTGTTTACAAAAACAACGGAGCGTAATAAATGCAAAATTTTATTCAGCCAGGGCATACGCTAGATCTTACGCCAGGCGCAGATGTTGCTAGTGGCGTCGGTTACTTGTTCGGAACAAGTCTTTTCGGTGTGGCCACAGGTGATGTTGCAAATGGAGAAATGGGCTCATTTCTAACGGATGGCGTTGTAGAGATCGCTAAAACAAGCGCGTTAGCTATTTCTACAGGTGACCGGGTGTTTTGGGGGCCAGGTTCCTCTGTTGTAAACAAGACAGCAACAGCTCAGCAGTGTGTAGGTGTTGCGATTGAAGACGCAGCCAATCCAAGCCCTACAGTGAAGATTAAACTTGGTTCAATTAATGCTGTAGCTGCCTAATATGCCAACGCCATTTGCATCATTAGAAGCACGTGTGAATGGATCGGTATTAAAAAGCCTAGCTAATAAAACCTTATCAATCGACCATGTGAATATTGATGGGGTTTTTAAAGATCCTTTTGAAGAAGTTGGTTTTGTAGAGTCGTCGAATCCCACTTTCGAGACATTAGAATCAAATCTGCATTGTATAGAACAAGGATCAATGGCAGAAGAAATGTCGACAGGTAAACAGTGGGAAATAATAGGAATTGAGAAAGACGGTACCGGCATGGCAAAGCTAGAGCTTCGCGTTAAGTGGTATGACTAAATGCATATAAGGCAACAGTTACGCAATAAAATAAAGGCTTTGCTTGAGACAGCACTATTAAATGCAGTTCATGTTAACAGGACTAAGTTATTTAGTCCGTCTGAATTGCCAGGAATAATTGTTACAACTAGTAATGAGTCTGTTGAGAGACTGACGATTAATAGCTTCAGTCGTGAAATCGAGCTAACTATCATGGTTCATGAAAAAGCTTTTTCAACTGTTGATGACAAGCTTGATGCTTTATGCGTAAAGATCGAAAACGCAATTAAAAGCGATACAACTATTAAAGCTGATGATATTGATCTAAACCAAACTGGCATTGATATCGAAGACGGTGATCAGCCAATTGGTGTGGCAACAATGATTTACACAGCTAAATTTTTAGGTGTAACAGATCCAGAGCAAGTGATTTAAAGCAGTAACAGCGGTGATTTTGTGTACGTCGTGAGACGCCACCGCTTGAATTTTTAACCTTAACGACGCGAGTCGCAGGAGAAAGCAAAGATGGCATTTATTGTTAAAAATGTGACTGCAAAAGTCCAATCAGCATTAGCCTCAGCAGATGCTATTACAGGCATTTCTCAAGCAAGTGAGGCGGTAATAACCTGCTCTAATGCTTACACAGCTGGTCAGTATGTTGTTATTAAAGCTGTGCAGGGCATGATTGAAATTAATCATATGCCTGTGCGCGTAAAGTCTCCTACTGGGACTGAGTTCACAGCAGAGGGGCTTGATTCAACAAACTTCACGGCCTATCAAAGTGGCGGCACTTCTCAGTTAGTTAGTTCAACAGAAACATTGGGCGAGATCTCAAGTGTTGATTTTGCCAATCTAATTGCTGCCAAGCAGGATGTAACTTCCATATCAAGCAAAACTAAACAAGAGATAAACGGGCTTAAGGATGCACCTAAAGCAAGTTTCAGTATGTTTAGTGATCCGTTAGACCCCGCAATTGTTGAGTTAAGGAAAGCATCTGACGCGGATGAAGACAGGGTTTTTGAATTTATATTCAATAACGAAGGCTTTACCGTATTCATGAATGGCGAGGTTTCGGGCGGAGACGGTTTAAGTGCAAGCGCTGGTGCGCCTGCAACAAGCCCAGTAGAACTCACTCTCAAGCATGTTCAACGTTACGTGGCGACTTGATTATGAGTAATCTGGCGGAAATGATAAGAAAATCTCGGCGCACTGAAATATCTGTCGGTAAGATGAAATTCTTCGGGCGTCGTATGACTACCGCTGAATTATATAGGACTTATAACAGGCAATCAGAGGACTGTGATGTATTAATCGGTTATCAGTTAATTGATGGATGGGATGGTGTTCGAGAGAAAGACATGTTCCCTGGTGGCTCAGATGCACTAATAGATTTTGATATCGATGTTTTTAATGAAGCAATCGTCGATCTGCCAAAAATTTGGAAGCCAATTGTAAAGAAAATCGTTGAAGAAACAGAAAAGCATATAAAAGCCGGGAAGGAGAACGAAAAAAACTTATCAGCTGGTACAACCAAGGCCAGCTAACAGTCAAAATACCAGGCGTTAAAAAGGTTTATCTTAATCAAGCAAATCAACAGGCGTGGTCAGTTTGGCATTTACTGAAGGGTAATCTTGACTGGGCGGCTTTGGATGGGGTTCTTGAGTACGCAGAAGTGATAGATGTGGATACTGTTATTTCTTCGCTTATCTTTATTGACAAGAATTTCGATTAAATGAGAGCGGTATAGTGACAAAAACATTCGTAGATATCGTAGGACGTGATTTTACCGGAGCAGCTTTTGATAGCGCAGGCCGGAAAATCAGTGCTCTTGATGCGGGTGTTGCTAGTCTTACGCGAAGTTTCGGTTTTCTCGGCGCTGCGGCAGTTGGCGGTTTTTTTTCTGCGTCAACAGTTAGATCCATTGCCGATGCGAATATTCAAGTCCAAAGGTTTAACAACTCCTTAACGGTAGGTACGGGATCTGCAAGAGGCGCGGCTGAGGCTATGAGCTTTGTTCGTAAGTCTGCGGAAGATTTGGGCCTTGATTTAAAAACATCTGCAGACCAATTTTCCAAACTTACTGCAGCGTCAAGAGGAACGGTATTAGAAGGTCAAGCCACTAGAGATATATTCCTTAGCATAGCAAAAGCTTCAACTGTTCTTGGTTTATCCGCAGATCAAGCAGGCGGTGCATTAACCGCGGTCGAGCAAATTATATCAAAAGGCAAAGTATCTGCTGAAGAATTGCGTGGTCAATTAGGCGAAAGACTGCCTGGCGCATTCCAGATAGCAGCAAGATCAATCGGTGTCACCACTGTAGAGCTGGACAAAATGCTCAAAGCAGGTGATCTGCTAGCAGAAGATCTATTGCCAGCATTAGCGGCAGAGCTGGATAAAACATTCGGTGATCAAGCAAAAGATGCATCTCAACAGTTAAATGCCAATATAAACAGATTAAACACAGCAATGTTTGATCTCAAGGTATCTATAGGTAACTCAGGGCTTATTGATTTTCTGACAGAGGCTACAGCACTTAGTGCAAGGCTTGTTAAAGATTTAACACAAGAAGGCGTCACAAATTCCACCATATTTAATGCAATTCTTGGCCCTATTGGGTTCTTGCGTGAACAAGCAAAGCAGGTAAGAAAGTCTCGGGAAGAAATATCCGAGGAAGCGGATCAGGTCGTAGAGGTATTTGAGAAATTAGAAAAAACTGCCACACCATCAAGCAAGAAAGGTATCGCCGGTAGCAAGAAATCAGCAATAACCGAATCACAGCGTTTTTTGAATGCACTCAAAAAAGAACAAGCGCAGGCAGGCTTAACCGCAATAGAAATCAGAAAACTTACAGCGGCAACACTTGGCGTATCTAAAGCGGCCAATCCTTTAATTGACAGCATAGATAAAACTAATAAGGAATTATCTGAACAGAAGAAAATCGCAGACCTTCTTGAAGATGATCTGCGCAAGATTGAATCAATCACGCAATCAGTCAGAACAGAAGAAGAAAAATTTGCTGATACATCTAGAGAATTAAAGAGGCTTCTTGAGTCAGGCTTAGGTGCTGAGTCTTACACAAGAGCCTTAAAGCAGGCTGAAGATGAGTTAAATGGAATAGGAGACACAACCAGGGCGGTAACAAACCAAGTCAGTCAACTATGGAAGCAAACAGGCAGAAATGTACAGTCAACACTTGCAGATAGCATATTTAATTTTGCACGCGATGGTTTTGAGGGCATGGTGGACAATGCTATTAATGCTGCCGGCAGAATAGCTTCTGAGTTCGCAGCTTTGAGGCTTGCTCAAGGGCTAGGCATTAATTCTTTATTTGTTTCTGGCGGCGCTGCCGCATCAGGTGGGTCTGCTGCTACCGGATCTAATGCTCTAAGTATAGCTGGTCTTGGGGCAAGTTTGACAAATGGATTTTCTGGCATTAAGTCTCTTTTAACTACCGGGTCGTTTTCTCCAGCTCCATTTACTAATGGTTCTGGGCCGCTTATTGGAAGCGGCGGCGGATTCTCTCTTGCCACAGGCGGATTGGTGTTAGGTGGCGCACTCCTAACCAGTGAATTTAATAAGCTCATAGCAAATGACAAGAAGATAGCTGGCGTTACCGGCAACACTCTTAATAAAATAATCAACCCGTTAAGCCAAATACCTGTAATCGGTAAATTCTTGCCAGATTTGGGCGGAGTATTGACCGGAATTTTCGGACGCGGCCAATTAAAACAGAAAGAAACCAATCTGATTGGCGATTTCAATGCAGAAGGCTTTGAGGGCGTTACATCCGTTAAATTCAAAGCAAAGGGTGGGCTTGTACGGGGCAGCAAGACCGACAGGGTAATTAATGACACAGATTCAGGTGAGCTGTTAAATGGTTTCAGAGAACTCTCAGAGAGCGGGATATCCGGCGCTTTAAGTGAAGTAGCTAAAGAAGCCTCAAAAGCGGCTATAGAGCTAGGAGCATTCCTGGATGATAGTGTTCAAGGATTTTCTAAATCACTTCGTGGTTCTGCAGAAGCTTTAGGTCTCGGATCTAATGCCATTGATAACTTTTCATCAAGCATTAATATTGCCAGCGAAAAAGGCAAATCACTTTCTGAAGAACAGATTGCAGAAGAATTAGCAAGGGTTGCAGATGAGATGGCAACTGGTCTAATTCCTGAAATTGATAACTTAAGTAAGGCCGGCGAGAGCGCTTTCAGCGCAGTAAACAAATTATCAACCAAAACAACTTCACTATCTAATGCTGCCAATGTATTAGGGCTTTCCTTGCAAGATTCATCTGATTTGATATCTGGTCTTTCTTTTGAGGCCAGAATATCTTTAGTTGATTCTTTGGGCGGCGTTGAAGCGTTAAATCAAAAGACACAGTTCTTTGCAAATAACTTCCTAACCGATGCTGAAAGAGTCGATATTGCGTCTCAAACGGTCAATAAAGCGCTTACAGAATTTGGTGAAACAGCAGACTCTTTATCTAAAGATGAATTTGGTGAGCTTCTTAAATCATTTTTATTCTTGGGTGAAGAGGGTGCTGAGTCTGCGAATAAATTATTCGATGTGGCCGGATCATTCCTTATTGTCAAGGATTCGGCAGATCAACTAGATCAGTCGTTACGTGAAGCGGCCGAATCTTCTTTGGAAAGAGCTACGCAAATATCAGACCAAATCAGGTCAGAGCAATCAACGGCTGCCAATGATGCGTTCGGCGCGTTATCCCGCTCAATTGCAGCCGAGCAACAGGATATCGCTGAAGAAATAAGCGTAATCACCGGCCATATAAATGATTTGACTGGTGTATTGAAATCAACCAGCAGCGCAATTAATACCATAAATCCAATTAGCAAACTGGGTGCACGTAGTCTCATTCAAGACGCAATCAATGACAGTGACTTCAATAATCCAAAGCTTGGTAATGCGATATCAGCATTAACTAAATCTTCAACGGATGGGTTTGCAACGCGGGAAGAATTCCTAAGAGATCAAGCGGAGTCTGCTAATTCATTACGTGGCTTGGAAGAGTCAGCAGGCGCACAGCTAACACTTGAAGAACAAACATTATCAGCACTTGAATCAGAAAGTGAGCAGCTTGGCGGTATTCTTTCCAATGCCCAGTCACAACTAGATGCATTAAATAATATCGTTGGATTGTTATCTGTTAGCGATGCTTCAGCTAATTTTAATAACGTACTAGCAGGTGGCGCAGGCGCAAGCACGAATTTTGGATTTACCCAGATTGGCAGTCCATCGCCAGCAAACACGCCAACTGTGTCGCAAACATCGGACCAGGATATTTTAGATTTTGCAAACAGGGAAAATGTAACTTCAGCTGATCTTTATAACGCTGCGCGTGATAACGGCCTTTCAATTAACAGAGTAACCAGCGTCCTTGGTTTAGATCCTGCAAATGTTAATCGATTTCTTCAAGAGAATGACTTGCCGAGATTTATGAATGGGGGAATAACGCCGGGCGGTCCAGTAATTGTCGGAGAAGGAGGACAGGAAATTGTTGATTTACCGCGTGGCTCACGTGTGCATTCAAATTCTGACTCAAAGAAGCTGCTTGATAACTCTGAGGTTGTTGCCTTGCTGAAAGATGTGTTGGTGGCGATAGATAGAGGAATAAAACCATCTCAAGATACTTATGACCTCCTGAAAAATATGACAACAACAGTCAACGGGGTCAAGAAACTAAGGACTGCAGCATGAGAACCGGTGTTCCTATAGTC